TGTTCACCAAAGATATTAGTTCCAGCCGCTTCATCTTGAAGTTTTACACGGTCTTCAAAACGCTCATCTGCTCTAAAAGATTTTGGACGATGACTATTCAATAAAAATTTACCAGAGGAATCTGTAGGAACAGCACTACCAGACTCTAATTCAATACCCTCATCAAGCAGAGCGTCCATATCAGATATTTCCATACTGATTTGGTCAACATTAACTTCAAGAGCTTCAGATAAGATTTGGCCAATCTCAAAACTTTCTAAAGCAATACCTTGACCTTCTTCACTAAATCCATCTAGTAGAAATCCAGAACCAACCTCATCATTGACTTTGTATATTTGGTTAACGGGTCCATGATCAGGTCTGCCTGGTTCAACAATATCAAAATCTTCTAAAGTAATTCCATCGTTTGTAGCTTCACTCTGTTCAGCAGTCAATCTATTTGTGGGAGTTGAATTGATTGATAACTTATTAACAGAGGGATCAAACGATACAACTGAACCTTGATGAGTTCTTAAACTATTTCCAGCACCAAAAGTTCCAGTAACATCTTTAAGAATTAAATTTGTGTTGGCAGTAACATCAGGTGCGGTAGCATATTTAAATCCAGCATCAGTTACTTCAATTTCTGATATAGAACCAATGTCATCTGTCAAAGCAACCAACTCAGCGTTTGTGCCATTTTCGGATGAAACTGTTAGAGATGGTAGTGCAGTATAACCACCACCATTATTAACAATAAATATTCTATTGACTTCACTAGACTCGTCCAGTGACAAAGTAGCCTCTTCAAGAATTATACCATCGGTATCTGTCCCATAAACATCTCTAGCTAAACTCTCTGTTTCTGATACAATCAGATCACCCAATATTGATTCGGTATTACTATCTGTTTCACTGTCCATACCAGTTGCAACATTACCAGACTCCAACCGTAAAGCAAATCCAGAATCCAGTGCGGCAGTGGTTGAAACAAACAAATTATAAAGAGAAGTGTCATAAGAAGACTTTGCTGTATTGATACTGTTTGATGGCATCCAGAAAACAACTTTTGGATATTGATCGAAAATAAAAAACGTTGCTTGACCATTATCAGTATCTTTTGCTTTTGCTCTAGCTTCAGAAAGATACAGAGGATAATAATAAGTCTGTGCATCACTAAATCTTCTATCTGTACCAAACACTGCATATGGTTCGCCAACTGCTGTTGCAATAGCTGTACCGTCCAGCAAAGTTCTATTTTTAATGAAAGATGTTTTCGTGGCATCCTCTTGTACAATAACCTCTGGTGTTTCATCTATTGCATCTTCGGTTGATAATCTACCACCTGTAACAGACACAAAAGCTCTAGCGTCTGAAATCGAACTATCGCTAGAGCTGTTTGTAAATTTGACTCCATCACCAATGTTATATCCAGAACCAGATGCATCAATATGAATATCACTAATAGAGCCTGGTTTAATTTCACTGACCTTAGCACTTGCAACACCATTTCCTATATCTGGGTCAAGAGTTACAGAATCACCTATACTGTAAAGGATACCACCAAATTCACCAGCAGTAACACTCAACACAATACTTTGAATGGTGAACTGCATAGTAAAGTCACCAGAAGTAGATACTCCAGAAATAGTTTCAGATGCAGTAAATCCTGTGCCTTGTATTGAGTCTTTTCTCAAAGAAAATTCAACAACAGCATCAGTACCCTGATTGAATGACGATACGCTTATGATTTGTGCAGTGGTTCCAGAAGAAGCACCAGTAACTTCTTGGCCAAGCATCTCATCAGGTAATGCACCTTGAGAATCAGATGTGCATCGAATAGCTATGGGGTTGGACCAATTGCCATCACTCATCCTCAACATATATTTTGCTGGGTAAGTAATTGTTGCCTCTTGACCTAAGAATATTCTAAAGAAAAGTTTATGACCTTCGGACGTTCCTTTTGCAGCATACAAGTCTCGAATTTGTTTGATAAGATTTCTTTTGGATACACCACTTGCAAGGGATGTTGGAATTGATTCCATAAAGGAATCTCTGAACGCACTAAGAAACTGATCAACAGTATTATCGGGGTCAGCATACTCTAACAGCTGTTGGATATTTTGAACAGGGTTTGCACGATACTTATTAAGAGTGGAAATAGCGCCACTCGTTGTACCCGTAATAGTTTCTCCCTCAATGAATCTTTGGTTAGCAGTTATGAACAACTGCTCATCATTATCTACCAGTATCGTAGCAGTAGCTTTACTTGTTGATCCAGTAATCGTTTCACCGATTTCAAACTTACCTGTAGTACCACTACCACTTTCAAAAACAATTTTATCAGTAGCGTTTGATCCAAACAGGTCTGTAGAATCTAAAACCAGAAAATTAGGTGAAAGAGTTTCTAATAGGACTTGATCAACAGTTCCGTCAATATCTATCTGAGCAGATTCTAAAAACCGATAATACTGTCTAAGAAATTCAACAAATATAGGATGATCAGCCTGAATATAATCAGGAACCTGACCATCTATTTGAGGTGATATCTTAGTATTAAAGGCGCTATCGAAAGGGGCCATCGTTCTAGTAACTCGTTCCTGTTGCGTCTACTCCTGCCGAAGCAGCACTAAAGTTGGCAGCGCCACCCTCATCTCCTACAGCAATAGTATCGACTCCACCTGTGACCTTGGTGTTTACTGTGTCAATTTCTAATATCTGATTTCTAAGTGCGACTATATCATTTGATTTGGGTAGAACAACAACACGAATACGAGTAGAAGTTGCACCATCAACATTTGAAATTGAAGTTATAACGATATTGTTAATCGCAATGGCTCCTGTCGCATAGTTAACTGTTCCTGCCGTTTCGTTGGTATAGTTTCTTGTAGAACCTGTTAGATAGTAAGTTCTTAGATTTCCGTTTCCATCATCATCAAAGAATTGTTCGCTTGTAGAGTTGCTTCCAGAAACATAAAATCCTGTGGATGTTAAGATACCGCCCATGGCACTGTTGTGTCCAACATGAGGATTGTATAATGCATTATTATAATACAAGTTGTAGGATTTTGATTCACCTCTTATTGGGGTGAAATATTTTGCTAGTCTAGGATTGACTGAACTACTGGTTATTGAACTATCAGTAGAGTCTATCAAACTCAATAATTTTGAGTGACGCAAGACAGCATCAAACTTAACTAACTCTGTAGTGTTATAATTAATAATGGTTGAAGTAACGTTAGTAACCAACGTATCCTTAGTTTTTGTGGTGGCACTAGAGTCATATTTAAAATCACATGTCAATAGAACATACATGAAATCTGGATCAACAATTACTGGCGTTATAGATGCAACGGTGAATTTACCCAGTTGACTTACTAGACCAGTTTTTTCAGCCTCTGTCAAATTGGTGCCGAGATTATTTCTTACTGATATAAAGACCTTTCCATATTCTGCTGTAGATACAACACCTAAACTAGAATCAAACGAACCGTTTTCTCCACCAAACACTTGAATTGCAGTAGCGTTAGGATATAACTTCTGAACAAAAACTTTATAGTCGTTAGTTGTCACACATCGTCCCTGTGATGCATAGTCTAGGGGTGCAGATAATTTTATAGACTGAACAGTTTCCGCAGCTGAACCACCAGAAGCATTTTCCAATGTTGTGGTTGTAACATCAACAACTGTATTGATTGCTCCAGAGTTTGTAAATGCAAATGCACCGTTAGCTTCAGCAACATTTGTTACTACACATTTCAGTATAACGATATTTCCATCACTAAGTTTTTTACTCACAACGCCATCACCAAAGTATATTTCAAACTGACCCTCTGAAACTTCTTGCAAATAGTATACTACACTATCTCCTGTCAGCTGAGTTATGTCTGTAGCTTTGGTATAGGTTACTGTGGTTGAATCGGATGAAGAGTTTTGAACTTGAACGGTCAATGTTGTAGTATCTGCCTTGTCAGTGTTCAACAAGAATTTTTGATTTACATCAGTCGAATCAACTGTGTATCTGGTGGTAACATAACTTCCTTCGTAGATTGGAATATCGCTAAAAGTTATTCCAGCACCTGCTTGGGAAGCAGTGAAGTCAGATACAGTTACAAACTGATAAGAAACATTATTGATGGTAGTTGTAAAAACTTGACCCGCATTCATTGTTGCAGTGGCTAAAGTTGCATCATTAAGTGTAACATTAACTTTTGCTCTTGGAGCTCTGACAGATCGTGTTTCATATCCCAAAGTTTTTGCATGAGACACTACACTGGATCGCAACGCCGCACTGTCGATGAACATTTCATTCGCAAGCATGTTTGCATGAAATCCAAGGTAATGAGTATTATACGCTAACACATCTAATAGTGCGCTCATACCTGACCCCTCAAAGTCATAGTCAAGAAACTGGTCTTGGTTTCTTAGAAAGGTCTTGAGGTTAGTCTTGACCGTATCGAAATCCAAACCAGATATTTCTAATTTTTGATTATTTGCCATTATCGTAATACCTCCAGTAGCACGTTTATAGCCACTATATCATTTGGTTGAGTCCTGATTGCAAAAACTATTTTCATATCATATGCATTACGATCTAGGTCCGGCGTCACATCTACAGAAATCACAACAGCTCTTGGTTCATAATTTGCAAGAACATCTTGCGCTGCTTGTGATAATGCAATCGTAGTTAAAGGACTAACATTTTCAAACAACAAACCTCTAACTCCAGAACCAATCTCAGGATGAAATGGTTTCTCATAGAAATTAGTCAATATCAAATTTCTTACTGAACGTTTAATGGCAGTAACATTGGTCAAGACATTTACATCTTTGTCTCTTGATCTTTTGGTAAAAAATAAATCCAAGTCGCTATACTGCCTAACTGCCAATGGAGAATTATTTGTTCTCTCTGCATCTGATAAAGCTGTCAGGTCTTTAAAGCTATTTGTTTTTTCTACGGTTGCCATTATTACTCCAAGGTAGTTTGTATTATTTATAAGGAATTATTAAAGTTCATACAAGGCCTTTGCTGGTATATACTCGATTGTTTCTGCATCTGCAATACGGACCTCCGATATAACTGCTTCAATATTTTCTTGCCAATAATTTAAAAAACGATGGACCCGTGGATATTCGGGAATAATGTCACTCGTTTGCCAAACAAACTCTTGTAACACATTGTTATAGTCCGGCATCCAGTATAGTATGTCAACCGTAACTATGCTCTTCCTACGCAAAATCAT